CGGACTGGACGGACGCCTTGGCGCAAGTTGAGGTCTGCTTCTTTGACGACTTGGGGAAAGTGCCGATGACCGAGCGTGTGGAATCCGAGTTGTTCGCGGTGGTGGAACGACGGACGGCGAATGAGTTGCCGATCCTGGCGACGAGCAACCTTACAGGGGCGGACCTTGTCGGGAAAGCGTCGGCCGACCGCGGCGCGCCGCTGGTTCGGCGTCTGAGGGAGTTCTGCGAAGTCGTGGTGTTCGGCGGAAGGGGCTGAAAGGAGACCGACGATGGATGACAAGTGTCCGAATTGCGGCGAAGCCTGGGTCGACCACGCTGAGTGCCCACGTTGTACGGGAACAGGCGTGACCCAACGCACATCCTTCAAAAACCCGAAGAAGCAACTGGAGCAGGATTGTGGTGTCTGCAGCGGAGCAGGCAGACTCTTGAACTGCGTTGAGATTCTTTGCTCTCGGCGTGACGCGCTGCAAGCCATCGTGGACCGGCTGCTGCGCGTACTACGCTTTCCAGAAAACGGGTACCACGTCTGTCGGTGGTGTGGCGAGACCATTACCGGGGGAGGCCACCACGGGGAAAGTTGCGGATACGTGGCCCTGTGCGAAGAAATAAGCGAAGCCCGCGCCGCCGCCGAGGCCGCGAAGAAAGGGGAGACGCCATGACCGTTCTCAATGTCGCGCAGGTTGTCACCCGCAAGCCGCACTGCTGTTGGGGTTGCGGGCGCAGGTTCCCGGCCGGGTCCAGTTTGCAGCGCGTTACGGACGTGGAGCACGGACAGTTTTCCAGGCTCTACTGGTGCGACGTGTGCCGTGAGATTCTGGCCAAGTATCACCACGGCGACGGATTTGAAATGGGCGACCTCAAAGATGAGGACCCTGACTGGGAAGCGATACGCGAGCGGCTTGAAGGGGAGACGCCATGAATAGGATTCTGCGCACCTTGTCCCGCCCGCTACGTTGGGCGGAGGGACTGCTCTACGGTCCACTGTGGCTCGATGGCTCGGATGCGCTTGGCCGGTGGGCGGAACGGCTTGAGCAAATGGCCGAGCGGCGGGCCGAAGCGAAGGAGGACGCGCGTGCGTGAGGCAAGCCTGTTCCCATATGTGAAGGCATGGCTGGAGGCACAGGGCTGTGAAGTGTTTGCGGAAGTCGGGTATCCTTTTGCGTGTCTTAGTTCAATGGACGTGGTGGGGTTGCCGAGCGAAGGCCCGCTCTTAATCGTTCAACTCAAAACGTCATTCAGCGAACATTTGGCCTACCAATGCCACACAGCGCGAATTCTATCGTCTTTGGTGTGGGCGGCCGCGCCGACTAAGCCGCGAAAAACATCTCAGTGTTGGCAGCAGGCCGCGCGTCGAGACAACCCTACATGGGGGTTTGGCGTTCTGCGGGTACACGACGGTACGGTGTCAGAACTTCTTGCCCCGCCCCAAAACGGCGATGGCCACGGTGCTTTTGGGTACGGCACGAAACTGCGAACGCGCCTTGAGAGCGAGCCAGAGGCTTACCGGGGCGGCGTTGGTGGGGTGCCATGCGTGAAGGGGGTCGGCCCGGCCCAATCTGTGCGGAAAGACATTGACGCATACCGGAAGCAGCACCCGCAAGCAAGCCGTCGTGAAGTTTTTGAAAACGTGCCGAACCACTACGCCAGCATGGAGAGCATGTTTTCGGCAATGTCGGGACTGCGACAACGCCTCTGGTGGGCCGAAGCGAGGGAGAAGCAATGAACGCCAAGGCCAAGGGTGCCCGGCAGGAACGCCGCGCCCGCGACTGGTACATCCGGCACTATCTCAGTGCCTGCCGCGTCGTCAAGTCCGGCGCCAGTCTCGGTGAGGCGGATCTGCTGGTCGTGCCCCTGGCCGGTGCGAGCGAACTGGTGCTGTCGCAGGTCAAGAGCAACATCTGGGCGCCGCCGGCGGAACGCCTGACGCTGGAACGGCTTGGAGCGAACCTGCCGGACGTGGTGTACCCGGTGGTCGAGATTGTGCGGTACGACGACCGCGTGAAGGAACCGCGGCGGCTGCGTCTGGGCGAGGGCGGGTGGCGCGTGATGCACGGAGACGTGATGGGCGAGGTCCAGTTGGAGCGACAGGACGGCAAAGGAGAGACGCCATGAGCAGGACCCTGGCACCGGGAACCCGCGTCGCGTGCCCGCGTTGCGGCCGACCGTGCATCGTCCGTCGCGGCCCGCGCGATGATGAACGGCCGTTGAGCCACAGCAACACGCGCAAGGGCTGGTGCGCGAACTGTGCGATCACGCGCTGGATCAAAGAGACGCCGCCCCTATCCGACCTCCTTGCGAGCGACGGACGGTGGGGAATCGAGGGCGGCCCCGAGGCCCTGTTCCACGCAGATATCCAGGAAGCAGTTGCCAGTGTCATGCGCGCCGGCAACTGCCCGGTGGACCCCGCCGAGATCGACTGGCCCGCGGTCGTCGCAAACTGGGAAAAGGAGACGTCATGAACCCGACGAAAATCGAATGGTGTGACCGTGTCTCGAACCCCGTCCGCGCCCGGCGCACGAGCGACGGCCAAGTCGGCTGGGCCTGCACGAAGTGCGCGACGGGCTGCCAGCACTGCTACGCCGAGACGCTGAATCGGCGCTTCGGCACGGGCGAGCGGTACACCCAGGAGGCCATCGACTCCGGCCGCGTCGAGTTCTGGCTCGACGAGGCGGAGTTGCGGAAGATTCTGCGCAGCCGCGCCACGGGCGAATCGGTCTTCGTGGGCGACATGACCGACCTTTGGCACCCGAACGTGCCGGGCGAATGGGTGGACCGCATCGTGGCGGCGTGCGCCCTGCGGCCCGACCTCGATTTCTGCTTCCTAACGAAGCGGCCGGAGCGGATGGCGGCGTACTTTGCGGGAGGGCAAGAGGCCCATGCGGCGCTGCGGGTCTGCGGCGAGATGGGCGACTTGACCGTGCGCGCCGGTTGGCCGCGGCCCAAGAGGGAGGCCCTGGCACAGCGCCTGGAAAAGGAGTACCTCTTTCCCCTGCCCAACGTCTACCTCGGCATGTCGGCGTCCAACCAGCCCGACCTCGACCTCGACGCCGGTATCAGCCACCTGATGCAACTCGGCGCGGCGGGGTGGAAGACGGCCCTCAGCCTGGAGCCGCTGCTGGGGCCGGTGGACGTCGGCCGGTGCCTGAACTGCTGGTGCCCGTATTGTGGCCACGATGAAGGGGACGTCGGAGAACGCTGTACGTTCTGCGGCAAGAAAACCCCCGCCTGGCTGCCCATATGCGTGGCCCAGGGCGGTTTGTATAACCCGGACCGCGACACCTGGCACAGTCCAATTGACGCCGTCATCGTCGGCGGCGAGACCGGCCCCGGCGCCCGGCCCATGCACCCGGATTGGGTCCGCGCCATCCGCGACCAGTGCGCCGCCGCCGGCGTCCCGTTCTTCTTCAAGAGTTGGGGCGAGTGGGGGCGTGGCCATGACTGCAAGACGCGGGCGGACATGGTGCGTCTGGGCCGCAAGCGTACCGGCCGCACCGTCGACGGCGTGATACACGACGCCACGCCGTGGCACCTGAAGAAACGGGCGGGTCCGGAGGGATAGGAGAAAAGGCGATGGTGCGTTGCGAAGCGGTAGTGTCACAGGAGTCGGTTGAAAGAGCGGGGCTCAGGCGCTGCCGAGTTGAGGAATTGATGAAGCACCCGCCCCCGCCGCTCTTGGACGGTACCCCGATGACCTTGGGGCGCGTGTTGTGGCTCATGGGTGCGCGAGACAGGGAACTCTCTTGGGAAGAGGAACAAGAAGGGGCGATGCTGGCGGCAGCGATGAAGGCGGCGAATGACCACGCCGAAGCGTTGCGGGCCGAACGGTATGTACGCGAGATGCTGGGTGCCTGCGGACTAGAGGGTCGTGTGCGGCGGACGGGGCAGTACTCATTTGAGACGCTTTGACGGGCCGGAGGCATAGCCGACGCCGCGCCGCTGCTGGCGCAGGAGCAGGGCTGATGCAGATGCACCTGAGCGGCAGGCCGATTGACGACGTGGCCATCGACGTTCTGCGTAACCCGCTGCCGGGATTCCGCCAGGACGGGGTGCCCTACTTCGTCGCCTACTCAGGCGGGAAAGATTCGTGTGTGATCCTGGACCTGGCGAAGCGCTCAGGCGTGCCGTTCGAGGCCCATTACCACTACACGCCCTTGGACCCGCCGGAGTTGCGGGCGTTTATTCGGGAGCAGGCAAAGGACCCGAGCAACCGCCTGACGATTGACCCACCGGAGCAATCGCTGAAGGCTGCCGCGCGCGAAGTGCAATTCATGCCGCGCGACGGTGCCCGTTGGTGCTGCACTCTCTACAAACACCGGCGCACGCCTCCCGGCAGGACAACGATTCTAGGTCTGCGCTGGGCGGAATCCCGGCAACGGGGAGGACGAACTACCTTTGAGCAGCGCCGTAGTGGTTCCGGCAAAATCATTAACCCCATCATCGGCTGGGAAACAACTGACGTATGGCAGTACATCCACGAGCGCGGCCTGCCGTATTGTGACCTCTACCGTGAAGGCTGGAAACGTCTCGGGTGTGTCCTCTGCCCGTTGGCGCGGAACCCGAGTCCGGCATATCAGGCCAAGGCCCGCCAGGAGATGGAACGCTGGCCGGAGATTACGCGAATCTGGCGGATGGTCTCTCGGGAAGTATGGGCCTGCGCGGGAAAAGCCGCGCAGAACTTTAGGAGCGAAGAAGAACTCTGGCAGTCATGGTTGTTGGCTGAACGGACGCGCCCGGACCACGATGACGGCGAGTGTGGCCTGTTCGGGCCGCCGGTGGAGTTGGCGGATGACTGACACCCTCTTCAACCTCGCAGGCGAGGCGCTGGCCGAGGACCAGTCCTACGAGGCCCAGGCCGAAGTGTGGGCCGAGACGCATCCCATCGGCATGGCGCTGTTCGAGCAGTTCGCGCGGGACATGATACGTGACTACGGGCGGGTTGGATGGAAGGCGGTCGCGGAACGGGTGAGAGACGCGCCTGGCGTCGAGCGGGTAGACGGGGAGTTCAAGGTGAACAACAACCTGGTGACATACATCGGCCAGATCCTCGAGGAACGGCACCCGTGGATTGCGGAGTACGTGGGGCACAGGAAGCGGACGCATGGGTAGGGAGAGGCGATGATCCTCCGGGTCTTCCCACGCCGAAGCAAACAGTACACGCCAGATGACCGGCACGCATTTGTCTGCGAACCGCCGCTGTGGACCCCCGCCGCGCATCGGGTCAGCGAAGTTCACATCAGCGTCTGCTTCACGTGGGACAAGGACCGTGCCGAGCGGATACTCAAGCCATCGTGGGAAATGCTCTATCCTGGCAAGGTCCGAGTCGGCGGCCCTGCGTATCAGTCGCCGTGCGACACCTTCACTCCATGCCGGTACGTCAAGGCAGGTATCACCTACACGAGTCGGGGGTGTGACGATCGGTGCCCGTGGTGTCTCGTGCCCGAATGGGAAGGGCGCCTGCGGACGTTGGACCACATATCGCCGGGTCGGGTGGTCCAGGATAACAACCTTCTGGCGTGTCCGAAAGCACACCGTCGGCGCGTGTACGATATGCTCGCGGGGGTGCCTACGGTTCAGTTTAAGGGTGGGCTGGCGGCGGGCCGGTTGACCGCGTGGGATGCCGCGCGCCTGCGGTCGCTGCGGGTCAATGAGATGTGGTTCGCGTGTGACACGGTTCACCGGATCGGCGCGCTGCGGAAAGCGCTACGGCTTCTTGGTGGCGTTTCGCGGAACGTGCTGCGATGCTATGTACTTTGTGGTTTTGATGCGCAAGAGACGGTTGAAGATGCCGAGGCTCGGCTCGTTGAGGTTTGGGAAGCGGGGGCGACGCCGTTTTGCCAGTTGTATCGGAGCCCAACGGAGGCGAAGCGCCGGGAATGGCCCGACGAGTGGCGCCATTTGGCGCGTGCGTGGTCACGCCCGGCGGCGACGAAGGCGCGGGCTCGGCAACTGTTGGGCAGTGCGCGATAGGTGTGTGACCACGCTCCGCACCAGTTCCGGCGCCATCTCCATCCGCCGCAGTTCCCGGCGCAAATCAGCGCGGGTGCAGGTCCGGCCCTGCCACTCGACGGGTTCGGCGGGGTTCATGGCCGGGCCTTGGCGAGCGCGGCCTCAACGCGCCGCCAGTATGCCGCGTCGTCCGCTCGCGTGAGGAATCGGCCATCGGTGTCAATCCGGCCCTCAGCGCGCATTTTCTCACGAACGTGGGCGTGTATACTCATCGACTGTGACCACGAGACCGCGCACGCTTCACAACATGGCTGGCTGTGCCATGTCGTTGTAGGCGTGTGTCCAGCGGCGATGCAGGTGTTTGCGTCGTTCATTTCAAGCCCCTTTTGTTAGAGTCCAACGCCACAGCCGCCCCGCATGGCGCGGGGTGAGGGTTAGGCCACGACTGCAAGGCACGCCGGCGGCGTGCCGTTGTTCTCTCGGCCGATGGGCACTGGGTTGTGACCTGCGCAGGTGTCGGAACAGTTGATGGTGTGGAGGTACCACGTCGCGTGAGCGGTCTTGCGCGTGAGAACGCCACGGCACTGCCGACGTTTGCCGCCCCACGGGCACTTATGGTATTCGCGTGTCATTGGTCTGCCCCTTTGAAATAGACGGCCGCCCAGAGCCTGAGCCAGCGCCATGCGAATGGAGTGGCCAGGATGGGCGGCCGAAGAGTCCGTGTATACGTGTTGGGTTTCGCATGGCGCTTCTACAGTAACTATACGACACAATGCCCGCAAAGTCAAGAGACAAAATCCAGCAAGAGAAAAAAAACTTTCAGACAAATCGGCCCTTAAGCACGCGCCAGGGCCATTATCAGGCGCAAATCTTTCCGCAGCACTTGACTTGTCCCGGGCCGATGTATACCGTTCCAGAAACGGCGCACAGGAGCCTCCGACTTGAGCCAAGCAGCCGTGATGGATATGCCAGCAGAAGAGCAAGAGACGCCAGACACACTCCCGCCTGAAGACACGCCCGAAGCAGCACCACGCCACAGCCCGCCACAGAAGCCCGCAGGGATCACGCAACAGACGTGGCACAGCCTGTCACGCAAGGGTAAAATCTTCGTCAGGGTGTACGTAAGCGGCGAGTCTGCGGCAACTGCTTATGAGACAGCAGGTTACGATCCTGGCGGTACTGATACCGAACACCGCAGGAGAAATGCATACAACGTCAAACGTGGCAAGCGCGTTACGAAGGCACTTCTCGAATATGAGCAGGACCGAGAAGCGCGCGAGTCTTTCGAGAGGCGTTGGGACCTTGACGAGATTGTCGGGGAGCACGAGCGGCTAATGGAGCGGGCGGAGAAGGATGGTAACCTGGCCGTGGCCACTCGCAACCTGGAGCTGATCGGGCGCACGCGCGGCTTGTACTCTGACAACGTGACCATCGACCTGGGTGCGCAGCGTGCTTACACTGAGGCTGAGCAGATAGAGGCGGCGCGGTTGACACGGTTGCTGCTTGTGGAAGCAGGCGAGCCGGCCTTACTTGAGGGGTCCAGTGTGGCTGATGGTGTAGTGGTAGAGGAGCCTGGACTGGACCGGGAGGGGGACGAGGGTGTTGTCCATGCTGTTGACCTTTAGTGCTGTGGCTGTGGCTGTTGTTGTGGCTGTTGTTGTGGGCGGGAGCGCGACCCCCTTAACCCCCCGGGGGGCGGGGGGCTCGAACTGAATCTCCTTGCTCTTTTGTACCGCCGGTTTTGGGACGCATTAACCGGAGGCCATATGATGCACCTGACCCGTCGTGACTTTGCGAAGACCGGGCTGGGGGGGCTGCTGGGGTCGGTGCTGGCGCTGGTGCCGGGGAAGGCGAAGGCGCAGGTCGAGCCGAAGCCAGTGCCGAGCGTCCCCAAGCCCCAGCCAAACCCCCTGCCCTACGTCCATTACGGCTACCCGCGGTGGTTCCGCTGCATGGACGCCAACGCGGACCAAGCGGACGTGCTTTTCTGCATGGACAGCCCCCACGGGGTTTCCAGGATTCACCTGCCGTCCCTGCTGACAATCCCGCTGTGGGTGCCCGACAACAGCATCCCGTGGCCGGGCCAGCACGCTGCGACCATTGCAGACGTTGTTCGCTGGCTTGAGGAAGGCTACTGGAAGGAGATCACCGCTGCCGAGGCCGAGGCGCTGCTGAAGCCGAAGCGAATCTGCGTTTGGAAACCGCGCTTTCCGGGGCCGACCAGTCTCCAGCAGTATCCCTTGGGCACGCGCCGCATAGGTCCGGACGGGCAGCCGCAAATCTACTGCAAGTGTGGAAGCCAGTCGATCCTGACAACTGAATAGAACCCGACGCTTTCGGCTGACGGGCCGAAGGTAAACGATACACAAGGCCGTGTGGGGCCACACCCCTGCACGGCCTTGTTCGTCGGGTGGGAAAGGAGTTGTGGGATGGTTGGCGTATTCTTCCGCAGGCTGTGGTGTGCCTTTCGCGGGCACATTGTCGGGACGTGGTTTTACCGGCACTCGATGGGTCCGTATCGCCACGACGGTTCCGACTGTGAGCGGACCCACATTCGAGTGGGCCGGTGCCCACGTTGCAAGGAGTTGGTCTGCGAGGAATACGACTTGCAGAAGGAGTTGACCGATGGCTGCTCTGTTTCCGGGTCGGAAGCCGTACACGGGCATTCAGCCGCCGTTTGAGCCGGTGGAGTTGGAGAAGATGCGGCGAGCCGAGACGTGGCTGCGCGGTTCCGGAGCGCGGTCGGCGGCGACGGCCGGCCGGGTGCAGAGCGTGTTGGCCGGGACACGCGAAGCGGAGGCGGGGTTCGCGGCCGAGAAGCGGGAGCGGCGGATTGCGGGGACGCCGTACCACGAGTTCATGCCGGAGGGTCCGGAGCGTGATGCTGCTGCGGCCCGTGGGGGTTGGGCGGGTCGTGGGGCGAGTGCTCGTGCCGGCGAGATACGCCGAGCCGCGGCGAGCGTAGGCCGGGACGTGGACAAGGCGCCAACCGGGGAGATTCAGCGGTACGGGGGCGTTCGTGACGTGAAGGTGACGGAGAAGGACCGGAAGTTACGTGCGGCGTCAGAGGCTCGTCGGCAGGCGTTTCTGCTGGGGGGGACGGCGGGGTTGCGGCAGTTGGCGGAGGGGAAGCCGATAACGGGGAAGGTGAGACCGAAGCGGAGGCGGGCGTGAGCAAACCAAAGGAAACGGAGTTGGACGGCGATGCCCTGCTGGACATCGGCTTCCACGGTCCGCACGAGGTTCGGACGTTCGAGAACGGGTCGGGAGCGCTGATTCGCCGGCTGGACCCCGTAGATGGCGGCGAGTGCATCTGGGCGGGTCATGGTCTCTTCCAGCCGGTCGATGCGCATCAGCAGCCGTGCGCGCCACCGTTGGAGTTCTGGTTTCGGATCACCGGCGTAGCGGACGTGGCGGATGCGTTTGCCAAGATGCGGGAACACCTGGAAGCGGCAGGTCCGGCGTTCGTGAAGCGCCTCGAGAAACAGGTCCGCGAGGCACAGCGGCAAATCCTCGTCCCGCACCCGCAGTTCCGGCCCGGCGGGAACGGGGACAGGTTCAGGATGCCATGACGAAACTCTCTCCAGCCGACCTTGCGGCACTCGACCCGGCGTACTGGGCGGTCTTGAACAAGATTCGCTTGGGCGCGGGGGTATTCTCGTTCACGAATCACCAGTACCAGTTGGAACCGATGCAGAGCCGGGCGCGGCGGCAGTGCTGGATGAAGGGAACGCAGGGCGGGTTCACCGAGGGAGCGGTTCTGCGCGTGTTGCACGGCCTGATTCACGGACGGTATCCGCAGGGGGTGCTGTACCTGTTCCCGACGGCGGATGACGTTGGCGAGTTCTCCAAGTCGCGGTTCGGGCCGTTGATTGACGCCAACAAGAATAGCATCGGCCAGTATGTCAAGTCCGGTGGTCGTGGCACGGACACGACCAGTCTGAAGAAGATTCGGGATGCGTTCCTGTTCCTTCGCGGCGCGCGGCTGTCACAGGCGATTGAAGGCGGTGGCGGGACAGACAAGGAATCCTCGAAGTTGCGGTCGGTGCCCGTTGACTGCGTGGTGTTCGACGAGTTGGACCTGATGGACGAGGACGCCATCGGGAAGGCCCTGGGCCGCATGGGTCACTCGATGGTCAAAGAGGAACTGTACATCTCGAACCCGACGATTCCGGGCCGGGGCATCGATAGGTTGTACAACCTGTCCGACCAGCGACTGTGGTTTCGTCGTTGTCGGTGCGGAACCTGGACGAGCGCGGATGACTCGTTCCCGGATTGTGTCCAGCAGGGTCCGGACGGCAGGGGTTACATCGCCTGTACGAAATGCGGGAAGCCGCTTCCCCTGTATGCCGGGCCGGGGACCGGGGAATGGGTGGCGAAGAGGCCGGACATCAAGGATTTGGAGGGGCGTCTGTGGAGTCAACTCAACAGCGACTTCAACGACCCCTACGAGATTCTGTGCGAGTTCAACGATCCGCAGAATCCGAACATCGCCGACACGCACCGGCTCCGTCTTGGCCGCGCCTATATCCCGAAAGAGGACCAGTTGACGGAGGGCCAGGTCTACGACTGTTGCGGCGCCGAGCCGATGCTTCAGCGGCACAGGGGCCCGTGCGGGATGGGCGTGGACATCGGCAGGGAGTTCCACGTCGTCATTGGCATCAGGACGGCCCGCGACCGATTTGAGATTCTAAGACTGACGCGGGTGCCCTGTGCAGCAAGTGAGGTCACGATGGAGCAGGCATGGGCGAGAGTACATGACCTTGCCCGCGCTTTCAACGTGAAGTCAGCCGTTGTAGACATTCGACCCTACGAGCACAGCGCACGCAAGTTCCGGGAACAAGAACCTTACCGAGTGCTTCTGGCTGAGTATACCGAGAACGCCCTGAAGGATAACACCGTGGACCCGGACAATGTGATTGTAAAATCCTACCGGACGGGTCTGTGCGATACGACACACGGACTCATCGCGGGCAAACTCCTGACTCTTCCACGCCGATGCCCCGAAGTGAAAGTCTTCGCAGAGCACGCCATCGCGCTTGCGAAGATTCTTGAGAAGGACAAGAAGACCGGCGTGGCGAAGTATCGGTACACGAATTCGAGCGATGACCATTACCGGCACGCGCTGGGGTACTTCTGGTTGGCCGCGCAGCGACTTCAGGTTGTCTCACCGTGGGGCGCCGTCGAGAGGCCGCGTGTGGCGTTGCACGCGGCGAGCGCGATAGGAGACTGAACCGATGGGCGACGACCGCGCGAATGCGATCATCAAACTCCGCGACCGCGAGGTCGAGAAGCAGGCGAATATCCGCGCCCTCTACCAGAAGGCCGCCGACCTGACGGTTCCCCGCGACACCAACATCACGCACAAGCGGTCGCCCGGCGAGGACGTGTCGCAGCGCTACGTGGACGGGACGGCGGTACAGGACGCGCAGATTCTCGCGGCGGGCTTGGCGACGACCCTCTTGCCGGCGGGGCAGAAGTTCTTTGCGCTCTCGGCGGACGACCCGAAGTATGCCGAGCGCGATGACGTGAAGCGCTACTTTGCGATGGTCGAGGAGATAGTCCACCAGAAGATGTTTTCCTCGAACTTCACCCTGAACATCAACGAGACCATCTATGTCCTGTCGTGTCTCGGAACGGGATGCCTCTACGTGGATTGGGACAACAAGACCGCGACCGTGACCTACAAGGATTACGACATCTCACTCTACCAGATTAAGGAGGACTCGAAGGGTTTTGTGGACACGGTGATCCTCTCCTACGAACTCACGGCGCGGCAGGCCGTTCAGGACTACGGCCACGAGAAGTGTTCCGAGGAGATTCAGAAAGCGGCGAACGACCTGGAGAACGAGAGCAAGCGGTTCGAGTTCATTCACTGCGTCCGGCCGCGCGACATCAACCCGCTCTCGAAGAAGGTCAAGGACCGCCTGCGCTGGGAATCCCTGCACGTGGACGTGAAGGCCAAGCAAGTCGTGAAGGAGCACGGGTACGAGACGTTCCCGTTCGCCGTGCCGCGCTGGCGGAAGTCCTGGGGGGAGAAGTACGGCATCGGGCAGGCGCTCGTGGCCCTGGCGGACATCAAGATGCTTCAGGCGATGCGGCAGTCGCTTCAGAAGTTGGCGAACCGCCTAGCCGAGCCGCCGATGGAAGCGGACTCGATAGAGATGGACGTGACGCCGGACCTCCGGCCCAACGCCGTCAACTGGACGAAGAAGATGGGTTCCTTCAAGGCCGTGGACATGGGGGCCATCGGCAACTACCCGATCACGGTAGAGGCCGTTGAAAAACAGCAGGAGATTATCCACGATGCCTTTTTCCGTAAAGTGTTTCTGCAATTCACGGACCTGACCCAGCGTATGACGACCGTGGAGATTCGGGCAAGGGCGATGGAAGGTCTGAAGTTGTTGGCACAGCCGGTTGCCCGGCTTCAGGAAGAGTTGCTGACGCCCATCATCACGCGGACCATCGCAATCCTGATGAACTGGAACGTGATCCCGAGGCCGCCCGACGGGCTCAACGCTTACAAGATCGAGTACCTCGGGCAACTCGCGCTTGCCCTGCGTGACCAGCAGGCGACGGCGGCGATTCAGTTCACGGAACTGGTGATTAGCATGGCGGAGGTCGCGCCGGGAAGCCTGGACATGATAGACTTCGACGCCATGTTGCCGGACGTGGCGCGGACCTACGGGATGAAGGTCAGCCATATCGCCACGCCGGAAGCGATTGCCGCGAAGCGGAAGGCGCGGCAGGAAGCGCTGGAGGCGCAGCAGCAGGCACAGTTGGCCGCGATGGCGGCGCAGGGGTACAAGCAGACGCGCGAAGCGCCCGAGTCGGGCAGTCCCGCCGGGGAACTCATGGCGGCGGCAAGAGAATAGCCATGCCAGCAAAAAGCGAGGCGCAACGCCGGTGGGCCTTTGGTCGCATGGGTGCAAAGTGGGCGAAGAAACACCACTTTGACAACCCCGGCAAGTTGCCTGCCAGCGCGAAGTACGCCAAGGCGCGCAAGAGGAAACGATGACGCCTGACGAACGCAAGCAGCGGATACTCGACTTCCACAAGACGTTCCTCTCCGCCGAAGGGGCGAACGTCCTGGCGGACCTGTCGCGGGTCTGCTTCGAGAACCACACGACGTTCTTCGGCGACAGCGAACGGATGTCGGCCTTCACGGAAGGCAAGCGCTGGGTCATCCTCTACTTGAGAGCGATGCTCGCCGCGAAGCCGGACGACGTGGAACCTGCCAAGGCACTCACGGAGGAAACGGGCAATGCCTGAACAACCAATAGTACCAGACACGCCGCCAGAGACACCGCCACCAGAGACACCGCCACCGGAGACACCGCCACCGGAGACACCGCCGCCAGAAACACTGCCGGAGTCGACGGTGCTGGAGTTCCTCGAAGCGGACGGGACTTTCAAGGAGGGATGGGTCGAGGCGTTGACGCCGGAGGATTTCCGCACGGCCGCCGACAAGGTGGCCTACGGCAGCGTCAACAGCCTCAAGGCCGTGCTGAAGCAGTTGGCGCACCAGAACCGGACGCTTCAGGCACATCGCAAAGAAGGCAAGGGTATTATCCCGCTTGGCAAGGAACCGACCGCGACGGAACTGGAACTGTACCGGGCGGCGATGGGGGTTCCGCAGACGCCGGACGGGTACAAGGTCAAGGTGCCGGAAGGTCTGGGCGAGTACTACGACGAACAGGGCATGAAGGATGCCCTGAAGGCCCTCCATGCCCTGCACCTGAGCCCGGCGCAGGTCGCGGGGGTGATGGGTCTCGACGAGAAGCGACTCCGGGACGGCATCGAGGAGAACGAGCAGACCGCAGCCAACGCCCGTGCGGAATGTGAAACGGCGCTGCGCGAGGAATGGGGCGAGAACTACGATGCCAAGGTGCGCCTGGCAAACCGTGTCATCGCCGAGAACGTGCCGCAGGAGGACGAGGTGGCGGTCCTGGCGGTCATCGGCAACGACGTGAAGGTCGCCAGGCTGTTCGCCAAACTCGGCGAGGCGTACCTGGAGGACAAGGTGATCTCCACGGACGAGGAACCCCCAAGCAGCGTGACGTCGGAGATCGACCGGCTGCAAGCCACGCCGGGGTTTGCCAACGGCGAACTGAAGCGGACGAACCGTAAGGAACATGACCGAATCGTGGCTCGGCTTGACGTGCTGTACGGGCGCAAGTTCCCAGAAGCCGCAGCCACCACGCGACCATAAGGAAGGAGTGCAAAGTCCCGGCACAACCCTTTGGGGTCCGGGCGGGAAGCCTGGAAGAAGGCCGCCGAGCAGGCGTAAAGCGCTAGGACGAATCCACAGTCGTTAATGTGGCGCAATTCTCCGAAATCGGGTCGTTTGGCAGCATCAAAAACCCAACAAGGAGGATTGCCATGAGTACACAAATCACCGCAGCGTTTGCCAAACAGTATTCCGCATCCTTCGAGTTGCTCTACCAGCAGATGCAGAGCAAACTCGAAAACACGGTGCGGAAGGAAACCCAGGAGGCCGAAGTCAAGTTCTGGGACTTCATCGGCGAAGTCTCGCCCGTGTGGGATCTCGCCCGTCACGCCGACACCCCGCAGATTGACACCCCCCACAGCCGCCGTGCGCTAAAATTGCACTCGGCGGAGTGGGCCGACCTGGTGGACGAGGACGACAAGATTCAGTCGCTCAAAGACCCCACGTCGGACTACCTGCGCGTCGCCGTCGCGGCCATGAACCGGGCGAAGGACGAGCGCATTCTGCAAGCGCTCGGCGCAGCCGTCCTCACGGGCAAGGAGGGGACCACAAGCGTCAACTTCTACGCCGCCGGCGAGTCTCGCGTCATCTCCGGCGACGGAACGCTGGTGGCGGCCGGGAGCAACGACGCCGGTTCGACCGAGACGGGCCTGACCCTGGCCAAGATCGCCCTCGTCAAGCAACTGATGGACGACGCCGACGTGCCGGCCGAGGGACGCACGTTCGTCGCCAACTTCCAGAACGGGAACTACCTGCTCGGTTCGACCAAGGCCACGAGCATGGACTACGCCGGCGTCAAGGCGCTGGTCCGGGGCGAGATCGACACCTACCTGGGGTTCCACTTCATCTGGATGCCCAGTGGCCGCCTCACCATCTCGGCCACGGATACCGGGTGCTACGACTGTTTCGCCTACCATCGGGATGCGGTCCTGATGGCGACGGCGAAGGACATCACGACCAAGATCGACACGCTTCCGACCAAGCGGTACAGCGTCCAGCCCTACGCGAAGATGCGCATCGGGGCGGTGCGTCTGCAAGGTCCGGGCGTCGTCAAGATCATGCTCGACAAGGACCCGGCGGCCGACTTCTCGCAGGCGTAACCCGTGTGGGTGTACGACCGGCGAGACTGTTGCTGTCTGAAAACACAAGCACAAGGAGGATGCACAATGAGTACCGAACTTTCAGTGAAAAACCTGCTGCCGGCACTGACGGCGATTTCGGACCCGCAGGATTTGGTCAACACGGGATACAGCCTGGGAATCCACGCGACCGAAACCGATCAGCGCTACGTCTGCGGGCAGCGGCTGATCCGGCCGGATGGTCGGGTCTACAGGTACGGCTTGGCGACAACCGGCGGCGTGGATGCATACCACGGGTGCATGTCGCTCGCGGACGACGTGATCGGCGAAACCTTGGCTGTTGCCGCAGCCATCGGCGACAGGCAGTTTTCCATCACCGAAACCGGGTTCACCAAGGACCAACTGATTGGGGCGTATGCCTTCATCTACGCCTCGACCGGCGGGCAGTTGCGGTACATCACCGGCAACGAGGAGTCAGGCGCGACGTACACCATCTGCTACGTCTCCGAGCCGTTCGACCAGGCCATCGCAGGGACGGAATACTGCGAGATGTTCGAGAACCCGTGGACACTCTGCACCAAGACAGCCACCAACAAATCGTCCTGCGTCGGTGTCCCGGCCTGCACCGCAGCCAGCGGCTACTACTTCTGGGCGCAGACCTGGGGACCGTGCGTCGTTTCGCCGGGCCACACGTTGACGCCGTCGGGCGATGCGCGAGAAGTCGGTTTCGGGACGAACGGCGCGGTCTTCCTCATGGAAACGTACTACGCCCACGGGTTGCAGAGGGCCGGATTCGTCTTGAACTACAACAGCGACAACGGCCCGCTCATCATGCTGCAAATCGCGATCTGAGAACAAGGCAAAGTGGGGTGTGCCCGACCGGGAACCCCTGCACGAAAGGAGACTACGATGGCCAAGGAAAGCGACCCCAAAGACACGAGCGGTCCTGCCCCCGATTATGTGGGGCGGCGACTCGCGGAACTCAAGGCCAAGAAGGACAAGAAGGACGAGAAGTAGCACCTGTGCCGGGGGCAGCGGGGTCCCTCCGCGCCCCGCTGCCCCAAGGGGTAATGCAATGGACGGCGACTTGGTTCCGCCCGGCGCCAACGAGAAGTCCGTGCGCGACGAGGTGAACCGGCGCACGCACCGGGCCGGGTACACCGACCGCGACGGGCAGCCGATGCTGCGCCGGGAAATCGTCTCGCGCTGGTCGCGGAAGTACAGCAACAACTTCCAGCGCGCGTTCGGACATGAGTAGGAGTCGGACCATGAAGCGAGCGGTGCTGCTGGCCGTGGCCGTTGTGCTTACGGTGACGTATCTGGCGCTTGCGGGACTTGGTGACGACCACGCCCCACACAACATGACAGCGAACGACGCGCCGGAGCCGTTTGTCGCATTGGCATCGACAGAGTACTCTGTTTTGCCGGCGTACAAGGCATTTGATGGCGAGCTAGGTACGGGGAAGTATTGGTTAACGGACGGCGTCAATACGGGCTGGCTGCAAATTGACCTCGGTTCCGGGAATGAGGTCGTCATCGGCACCTATGCGCTCCAGGCCAACACGATACCGGAACCCACTCGGATGCCGAAGGATTGGACGCTCTTGGGGTCCAACAACGGTACGGACTTTGACACGCTCGACACCGTATCCGGCGAAACCGCGTGGGGCGATGGGGAAAAGCGGACATACACCTGCGACGTGGTGACGACAGCCTATCGGTATTTTCGCCTGAACGTCACCTTGAACAATGGGCATGCGTATGTCCAGATGGGCGAACTCTTTTTGTATGAGGGCGTGCCGAGCGGTGATGCTGCGCCGCAAGCCAGTTACTACTTCAGGATGCGAGGCCAATGAAATCGCGAATGCTGTACCTCATGCTGTTGCTGGTGCTCGTGGCTGCGGGGCCGGTCTTTGGCGCCCGCGACCTCAAGGAAGACACGGCCGTCACGAAGATTGTCGGCCCGTTCATCGACTCGGCGGGCGTGCTTGCCGAGACGGCCCTCGACGTTACGACCATCGACTGCAACCTCTACAAGAACGACGCCACGAAGGTTGACCTGGACCCCGGCCTTACCGCTGCGGATGGCATCAACGACTGCGTCCACGTCGAGGACGGGTACTACAGCCTGGAACTGACAGAAACCGACACCAGCACGGCGGGCTACCTGCGCATCACGTTCTCGGTTGCGAACGTGCTCATCTTCCACGAGGATTTCAACGTCCTGCCCGCGAACATCTACGACTCGAAGTACTCGACGGACAAGTTGCAGGTGGACGTGGTTCAGGTCGAAGGCGCCGACGCCACAGATACCATCGGCGATTTGGCCAATGCCGCCTGCGATACAGCCATCGAAACGTACAATCTCGACCTGCTCTTGAACGACATGGGGACGGAACTGGATAACATCGTACACGACACGTCGGTCATGGGAATCCTCCTTGCCATTTCGGACGTGTCGGCGTTTGATCGGACAACGGACAGCCTGCAAGCCGTTCGCGACCAGGGCGACAGCGCATGGATTACCGCAACCGCGACGACCTGTAGCGACAAGACGGGGTTCTCGCTGGTGTCCACGGGCCTGGACGCAGTGACGGCGTGGACGGTGAACATCACCGGCGACATCACCGGGAACCTCTCCGGGTCGGTCGGAACTTTGTCGGGGTTGGCTGCTGCGAGCGCCGCCAAACTCGACGACATTCTGGACGGCACGGGCGGCACGGGCCTGAAACTCTCGACGCTGGAAGTGACGGGCGGCACGACCCTCGGCAACACCGGCGGTGTCGGGCTCACCATCGTCAGCACGAACGCGACCAGCGCGGGTATGACCGTGACCGGGAACACTACCGGGGCTGGGCTGCTCATCACAGGCGGAGCGACGGGGCACGGTCTGTACCTTCGTGGCGGCGTCACAAGCGGGAACGGCCTGCATGCCGTAGCCCAGACTGAGGGTGACGGCATCTACGCTCAGGGTATGGGCACAACCCAACACGGCATCTACGCTATCGGCGGGGACACGACCAGCGCTGGCATCTACGCCTTGGGTGGGAATACGAGCGGTGACGGCATCGTGTCCGAAGCGCCAACCGAAGGCCACGGCATTCAGTCTGTTGCCGCTGGAACAACGAAACACGGAATCTACGCCACGGGCGGTGATACGAGCGGCGACGGTATCCGCGCCGAGGGCATAACGCTCGGTGATGGAATGACGCTCATAGGCGTGGGGGCCAGCCAGTACGACCTGAACGCCGACATTCACGGTACGCTTGACACGGTGACGACCGCGACCACGGCCACGAACGTCACGACGGTCAACGGCCTTGCCGCCAACGTCATCACGGCGGCCTCCATCAACGACGCCGCGCTCGACAAGGCCACGTTCGCCGCCGATTACTGGACCGCCCACACGCTGCTCGTCCATCCGGGCGAGACGGTCTGGTATGTCTCAAAAGACGGGAACGACGGTACGGGCGACGGAACGGCAGCAAAGCCGGAACTGACCATCGCGGCGGCGGTGGCCGAGGCGGCCTCCGGCGATACCATCTTCATCGGCCCTGGCACCTACTCTGAGCAGGTGGACCTCGATACGGCGAACAAGAGCCTGACACTCCAGGGCGCCGGGCTTGGCAAAACCGTCATCACAACCGCCTCGGACAACACCATCATCCTTGAAGACGATTGTATCTTGCGTGACCTCTCGGCCGTGAACACACACGCCTCCGGCGCTGGAATCTATGCGGCTGGCAAATCGCGCCTGCTCATTGAACGCTGTTACGGGGAAGGCGAGTTCGATGGCATCGCGGCAACTGCCCCTGGCAAACACGTTATCATCCGCGACAGCCACTTTTTCAGCCCCTACGATGGAATGAACATCGGGGTCAGCGGCTTCCTTGTTGAGAATTGCACTTTCACAACTGATGCTTCAAAGACGACTGAGGCCCGCGCTGTCCTGGCCCAAGATGGCTATGGGACACTGCGCAATTGCATTCTCTACGCTGGTAGGACGGACACCAATGCAAACGACACCTATGGGTTGCTGGTCCGTAATCAGTTGGTCGTTGAAGGCTGTCTGATTATGGCTTCGTCCAGCCACGCGGACTGTCCGAATGATGTGATTGGAATAGCCACCGACGATACCGACGCGAGCGTGCTGTTGAAGGGGTGCAACGTCATCACGTCTGTTGTTGGCGCGGGTGATGTCTTCGACCTCAAGCGGGCGACGGGCACACTTCACGTAACGAGTACCACCTACGACATAACCAAGACCTCTGGCGCCATCACCCACGTCCCGCCCGGTGCCGAAATCCTCGCCGACACGGGAACGGACGGCGTTGTGGTTGCCGCTGCCTCCAAGACTGGCTATGCGTTGGCGAGCAATGGACTGGCCTCAGTCACGGCTTGGACGGTCAACCTTACCGGCAACATCACCGGGAACCTGATTGGAACCGTCTCGACCCTGACGACCTACACGGGGAACACCCTGCAAACGGGCGACTCGTTTGCCCGTCTCGGCGCTCCCGTAGGGGCATCCCTTTCGGTCGATATCGCTGCAATCAAGGCCGAGACCGTCCTCATCGTGGCCGACACGAACGAGTTGCAGACCGATTGGCACAACGGCGGGCGGCTGGATCTGATTCTCGACGCCAGCAGTCTGGGCGGCGGGTCAACCACCTACATCTACACCGTCACATCGTCAGTTGACGCCAGCGCCATCCCGAACGTCCTGGTCTGGGTGACAACGGACGTGGGCGGTGATACTGTCGTTGCCAGCGGGTACACCAGCACGCTGGGCAAGGTCACATTCTACCTCGACCCCGGGACGTACTACTTCTGGCGCTCGAAGGCCGGGTACTCGTTCACGAACCCGGACACCGAGGCCGTGCCGTAAGGGGCTGGACTATGGCGGAAGGCAGTGGAGAAGGAACCCCGACAGCGGCCGCTACAGCGGACGTGGCTATCTGCAACATCGCCTTGGGCCGAATCGGCGCCAGCACCATCGCGGCTCTCGGAGAAGGCAGCGCCGAATCCATCCAGTGCGACCTCTACTACGCGCCCACGCGGGACGCGCTCCTGCGCTCGCACGCCTGGCGGTTCGCCCTGAAATGGGTTGACCTCGTTGTGGACGTGCGGACAGATTACGGCACGGCCACAGACGCATCCTCGACCACGCTTGAGGACACCGACCAGACATGGGACGTGAACGGATACGCCGACTATTGGGTTCGCATCACGGGCGGGACGGGCGCGGGTCAGATTCGGCCTATCGCATCCAACACCGCCGACACGCTGACTGTGACGGGGGCTTGGGCGACTACCCCTGACACCACGAGCACTTACAACATCTGGGCGAGCGAACCCCCGTACCCGTGGGCGTACCAGTTCGACCTGCCGAGCGACTTCATGCGATTCGTGCGGACGGACCCGCAGCATGAGCGATTCGAGATTGTCGGGACGCAGTTGAAGTCCGACGAGAACGCCGTGACCATCCAGTACGTCTGGGCGATTACGGATGCCGGCAAGTTCGACCCGCTCTTTGCGGACCTGTTGGCGGCGGAACTCGCCTTGAAGTTGTGTATGCCGCTGATGCACGACAAGAACCTGCACCAGCAGTTGCTCCTGGAACTCGATGACGTGCGGGCGCGGGCGCGCGTCGTGAACCAGCAAGAAGCGTTGACGGAACCTTCGGGCAAGACCTGGTTGGAGTCACGGTACTGATGGCACTCGGGGCGAACGTCAAACTGATTCCGCAGAACGTCCGGTACGGCGACACGCTGACGGACGAACTCAAGACCGTGGACTACAATCTGCCGTTCTCCAAGCGCGAGGCGCAGGTTCCGCGACCCGGCGATGCCTACCCCGACGACACGGCCCCCTGGGGATTCATCGTAATCGGGACGGGTTCCGAGACGACCCGGAAGACCCCCGACCAGGGCGCGCAGGTCACGAACGTCGTCTACGCCAAGGTCAAGACCCCCTTCACCAGCGGCATCACCGGCCTGCGCGAAGCGTACCGCAAGTTCGAGACGGGCCGGCGCGGCCGGCGGATGGGCACGCGCATCTTCTACGCCGAAGACAGCGCGGCCGGCGGGCTGATAGAGGGCGCCTTGCCCGAAGGCTTGCCGATGGCCCAGAGCGGCCAGTGGGCTGCCGCCCTGCTCCGCGAGAGCATCCTCGAACACCGATGGCGCGTCGGGCTTGCCAAGATCACCGCCGTCTTCGACACCTACGCTGAACAGGGCGAACTCGAGCCCACGGGGCGCGGCATCCTCGAAGCCGACGTGTCGGCCGTCCGCATGTGGAACAACTTCAAGATTCCCGGCACGAATTACGTTGCCAACGTCCCCTTCAAAGATAGCACGTCCGAGACGCGTCGGCGCTGGGCCATCATCGAAGGTGCCAACGCCTGGCCTTACGTCCGGGCGCAGTTGCGAATACGGGTGCTGCTGAATCAATCGCAACTGGGCGCGCTGGCGCCGCTGGTAGGCAAGATCAACAACAAGGGCTGCAAGCACATCGTTAACGCGCCCAAGCACACGCTCTGGTTCAACGATCTTGCCCTGCGGCAGCGCAAGCGGGCCGAGGGGAAGCGGTACGACACCATCGTCTACCTGATGTACGAACCGGCAGGCTGGGATGCCGCGACCATCGCCGAGTTGCAGGAATACCGCGTGGATCAAACGAAGGTCTACGAAGACGACGGCACGACGAACACGGGCCAGTGGCAGCGGATGGGCGTCTGGGTGCCCGTGCCGAACACGGAGACCAAGAAACTGCTGGGCGGGGTCCTCGCGAGTTTCGCGGTCATCGACCGCTATCTGGGCGGGGGAACGCCTCTCTATGGTTGACACGACGCTAGTTGAGACCTTCGCGGCGGAATACTCCATCGTTGTCGATACGCTGCGCCAGTTGCGGGACCTCGAACCGCCCCGTGAGGCGGAAGGCGTTCAGGGCCTGGAACGTTGGTTCCGCGACTTTCAGCAGAGTTTGCGCACGATGTCAGTCACGCCGGACCCGGAACGGCTAACGGCGTGGGCCGAAGAAGTTGCTACGGAAGTGAACCGGCTGAGAGCGGCCGAGCAACCGCCGGGGCCGCCGCAGGAAGAAGGGCTGTTGGCCCGGAGTGTTCCCGACGGGGACGCGGAAAACGAAATGCTGCGGTGGGACAACACCGCGAAGGACTGGGCGATTCTCGATGCGCCGACTGCCAAGTTCCAAGTGCTCCAGCGCAAGGCGGATGACAGCCTGGGATTCGATCACGTCAGGGCACACTGATGCCAGGATGGACGGTCACAACCTGGGAAGCGGGCGTTGACTGGACGGCGATCGCTGTCGTTCAGGAGTTTGTCGATGCGCTGAACCAGCGCTCGCTCGCCATCGGCGGCGAGACGCTCCTGGCCGACATCCTCTTGAGCAAGGCCAGCACCTGCACCGTCGTCGGCACGACCTTGACGGCCGAAGACAGCATCTTCACGGCGGCCTACGTCGGGCACACGGTTGACATCAGGGACATCGGCACGCGGACCATCGCGGCCTACACGTCGGGAACGGAGGTCACGCTCAGCGCCGACGCGACGTGTGAAGACAAGGGCTTCATCCTGAATGGGACGGACATTCAGGCGGCGTCATTCTGGGCGACGTTCCAGGACTTCATCACGGACCGTTGGAGCAATTTCGTCAAGAGCCACGACGCGGGCGTGAAGCGGGACAGGGACTGGTTCGGCGACTCGACGCAGAATGAAACCTACGACCCCGGCACGCTCTTTCGGTATCAGTCGCTCGCCGACCTGTTTGATGCGGCAGGATTGGGCACGGACACGTTCCGCCGGTACACCACGCACCCGGACGATGCAGGGGCCGACCTGGAAGGCACTATCGCGGCCGGTGACATTCTCGGCCATTGGGTCTGGGAAGACCTGATGAAGTTGTTCAACGCGATGGTCTGGACGCCGGGCGTCGTCGCCTGGAGTTCGGGCGGCATCAACAACGAGATGTACGGCGATTCCGGCGGGCAGGCGTCGTGGGCGCTTGCCATCGGGGGGGCGCACGCCGATTGGAACCACGAATCGGAGAACGACGAGGCGCGGCCCGGCGCCGCGACGGCCGGGACGTTTGTTGGCGGTGCCTACACGGGCAGGGTCACGCGCACCATCAGTCTTGCCAAAACGACGGCTTACGACGGGTTGGCGCGGGACGTGACGTGGTATGTCCGGTGCATGGCCGTTGCGGGGGACCGCTGGAGCGCGCAGGACGACCCGGACATTCTGGAAGGCAAGTGGAGCGACTGGCTCGAAGACGCCCCGGCCACGGACGACACCGACATCGTCAGCAGCGCCTATCTCGGCGCGGCGTTGACGGAGCCGGGCCACTGGTACGCGGCCCCCTGGGGGCCGTGGGAATACTACGGCTGGGTGGTAGCGGACGAGTACGCCGTGGTCCACTGGGACCGCAGCGGCGGGTTCTCATCGTACTAAGGAGGCGAACATGGGACGGGTAACGTATCAGACGCGCGAGGAGTTCTTTGGAACGCCGACGCAGGTGTCGGACCTGGAAGCCGCCCTGCAAACGGACGTGCTTTCCGTACAGGCGTTCATCCCGTTGGACATCTGCGGGCTGCGGGAAATCGCAACGAACGCGATTCAGAACCTGGCGGCGTATGGCGGTATCCTGGCGAGTAATTCCACGCCGATTCTCCAGCGCGTCAACGGCGCTACCGACAAGGCCCTGCGCGTCTCGTGGGTAGGAGAGGACGTGGCGGAGGTCCAGTTCCCGCCTATTCCCATCCCCCCTGACCTTGATTCCGACGAGGACGTGGTGGTTCACCTGCTGCTTCAGCGCAGCGGCAGCACGGACGATTGCGATATCGACGTGTTGGCCTACTTCAACGGCATCGGGGCTTATACGGGCGACACGGAAATGGGCGGCAAGACGGACGCCCTGACAACCACGAACATCGAGGAACAGATTGTGGCGCTGGCTGCCGCCAACATCACCGGACATCCGGGGTTCTTGAACATCTCGCTCTTGCCCGACGCGCATGACGCGGACACGATCTATCTGTACGCCGCCTGGATCGAGTACACCCGCGCACTCAGGACCAGTTGATATGCACATTCGCCCTGCAACCGAAGCGGACCTGCAAGCCATCGGGGAGCGATCCGTCAGCCACGGCTGTTTCAGCGAGATGCCCGCGACGACCGACGTGGTGTACGCACTGGAACACGACGGCGAGTTGCTGGCGGTCGGCGGCATCAAGCAGATGAACCCGACCTGCGGTTGGGTCTGGGTTGACCTCGCGCCGCAGGCGCTGGAGAACCAGATTGCCCTGTTCAGGATACTCCGCGACTACATCGGGTACTTGATGCACGAGAAGGGACTGACGCGGCTCATGGCGGCCGTGGAAGTGGACTTCCCGGAGGCTGTGCGCATGGCCCAACACCTGGGGTTCCACGAAGAATCTGTCATGCCGAACTGGATTGATGACAGGCCAGCGCTCATGTTTGTCAGGCTGGCGGGAGACTGACGATGGCGGCTCTATTCCCACAGCGGACAGCGCAGGACGAGCGGACGGAACCGCAGCCGCCTGACGACTTGCTTGAACGTGCCCGGCAACAGGCGCAGCAGGAACTCGCGAGTATGCAGAAGCCGCCCAAGCAGGCCAGCAAGGGCACGCTCCTGACGGGGCAGCGGAGGTTTCAATAATGCCAACCTTCCCCCAGTCCCCGACCGCACCGCCGACCACGTTCGTCCGGCGTGGCCGCCGTCTGGAAACGCTTGAGGCACACGAAGCCGCCGAGGACGCCATCAACCTGACGGCGTGGAAGCGGCGTCACGACGAGACGATGAGCGCGGCGTACCTGCGTGCCTCCTCCGCGCCAACCCCCGAAGCCGCGCAGAAGATATACGACGAGGCAGCGTTGTCGGTGTCGGCCATCGAGTCGGAGAACCCCCGCGTCCAGCAGGGGTACGCGCAGTTTTACGAGGGTGCGCAAGCGCGCTATACCGATGCGTTTGCACGGCAGGCGAAGGGCATCGAGGACAAGCGGGTTCACGACAAGGCGTGGTTGGAGATTGACGCGGCCTATGACAGAGGCGACGTGCCCGGCGCTGTCAAACTGCTGGAGTACCTGAAGTTACGCGAACCGGAGAACATCCCACGTC